TGCGAGCTCCTTCTTGATCTCGGCCAGCACCTTCTTGGGGTCAGCCGCCGGTTCCTCGAGGCGGTCACGGAGGCCCTTCAGCCACATCTCGCGCTGAGGGTCGCCCTCGGCGAAGGGGCAGTGGTGCACCCCTAGGACGCGCTTCTCAGGCGGAAGCTCCAGGTCGTCAGGCCACTGCACATCGGGCAGGGTCTTCCCGGCCTGGTACGCCTTCTGGGCCTCCGTGCTGTTCACGGGCTACGCCCGGTTCTTGAGAGCCGCGCGCTTCTCGTCGGCGGAAAGCGACCCGTCCGAGAGCGAGCCACCCTTGGAGGCGTCGATCCCGGCGTCGGCAACAGCCTTGTCGAGCGCCTCACCCTTGAGGTCGTCCACGTTCTTGGCCGACTCGCCCTGAATGGCCTCCTCGAAGGCCTCGACGTTGGTCGGACCCCCCACGCTGGGCGGGTTGGGCGAGTCGGGAGCGAGTGGCCCCGACTCCGGGTCCTCCTCGCCGACCTCGACATCGGCGTCACCGGGCGGCTCGGCACCCTCCGGGGCGTTCTCACCCACGGAGGCTCCGCCGTCGTTCTCGCCGAACGCAGCCTCGAGCGCGTCGGTGTGGATCGGGGCGTCCTCGAACGCACCGGCCTCCTTTCCGCGCTCGTACTCCTCGTCGCTGAGGTTGACCGTCTGGCCCTTCATCGCTACGCCTTCGGCGTGGGTGAAGAAGCCCGCCTTGATTGTGGCCTCGGGGCACATTCCGTATCTCCTTCTGGCCTAGTGGCCGGTGGTCTCGAGGATGGCCAGCGGGTCGGTGACGTACACGATGGGCAGCACGTAGGACTGGAACCAGGTCTGCTGCTTCCCGTCCTTGTCGCGCCAGGTCTCCTGCGAGAGCGGGACCTCGTAGCCGAGCTCGCCGACCTGGCCCTGCGCGAGCCAGTAGATCGTGCCGGCGGCCTTGCGGTTCGTGACCCAGATGCCCTGGATGCCATACCCGGCGAGCATCGCCTCGAGGGTCGTCCCCAGCGCGACTGCGGTGAGGGTGCCCTTGCGGTACTCCGCCGGGTTCATGATGGCGTAGTTGTACTCGTAGCCGAGCTCCGCGACCTCGTTCGCCAGGCCAACGGCCGTGACGTCCGCGATGGGACCGACCGTGGCCAGCTGCGACCCGGCAGCGGTGCCCGAGGAGGTCGTCCAGGACGTCCCCACGGCGGTGCGGGTGTAGGTCGAGATGGCAGCGGTGAGCTCTGCGAGCGCGCGCTGCTGGATCTTGCGGAGGATCACGTTCGACAGCTGCGTGATCGCCCGGTTGACCCTGCCGATGCGGTTGCGCCGCACGGCCTCGTCGGTGATCGGGAACTTCCCACCGAACTTCTCGACCTGGGCGGTGAAGACCTGCCCACGGTCGAACGTGACGACCGGGAAGCTGTCTCCCGGCTCAACACGCCGAACGTCTCGGCTGGGGTAGAGGTCGTTCGTGAGAGCGACCTCGAACGCCTGCGCTCCGCCGACGATGGGCCCAGCGGGGCTGAACACCCGGTCGACGTAGAAGCGCTGAAGCGCGAGGTTGGCGATGGCCCGGTTGATCCGGTTCGGATCGCGGAGCAGCCAGTCGACGGTGATCGTGTCACCGGCGACGGTTGGGACCCCGTAGGGGTACTGGATGTTTTCGACTGGCATGGTTTCTCAGTCCCCCTAGTAGAGCTTGATCATGGCGTCGGCCCCATTGGCCGCGCCGGACATTGCGAGACCGAGCGCTCGGTTCGCTTCGGAAGCTGCTGAGGTCCACGGGACCGCCTTGCCAGTGGCGTCCGACATGACCTCCTGGCCGACCGTGATGGCACCGCCGGCGGTGACCGGGACGATCATCCCGGGCTGGCCGTGCACACCACCCTCGGAGCCGGAGGCGACGTCGTACTTCGACACGCCCGACGACTTCTGACCTGCGCCGCAGGTGGCCATCTTGAGGAGGTTCTCGATGTCGGTCGAGAGCCCCGGGCCACCCGACTGGTCAGCGGAGGGCTTCAGGAAGCGCTTTCCGGTGACGGCGGCGGTGGCCTTGAACGAGACATTCCCGTCCTCGAAGTACTGGGTGGAAACGTTGGCTGGCGTGTCCAAGGGATCTGCTCCTTAGTCGATCACGTAGGGACGGGCGGGGCTTGCGGGAAGCTCGAGAGCCATGCCGCTTCTTTCTCGGCGTCGGACGGGCCCGCCGGTACGCGCGGCCCCTGGTGCATTTCCGGAATCACCGGGACTCCGGGCGCCGGGCCAGCGGCCGCTGCGGCGATGGCCGCAGGGTCGGTGGGGTCCGGCGTCGGGACCGGGACAGGTGTCGCACCTGTGAACGGCCCCTCTCCGTAGATCTGCTTGGCTGCGTCGAGGCGCGCCTGGAGGTTGGTGGGACGGTGCATGGAGTCGAACTCCACTCCGTCGACGAGCTTGAGCGCCGCCGCAGCCGCAGGTCCGGTGAGGCCGAGCGACGTCAGCCCGACGAGCTTGTTGGCCTGCTGTAGCGCGGCAGCGCCCTGAGCACCAAGGTTGCGTCCCTCCTCCGCCTCCCGCTTCAGGCGGTCAGCCTCGGTCTCCGAGGCCTTCGCGAGCTCATCGGCGCGAGCCTTCTGAGCAGCAGCCTCCCTCTCGGCGGTCGCACGAGCCTCGCGCTCGGAGGCGATCAGCCGTTCCACCGCACCGGGGTCGTTGGCCTGGGCGATCACTGCCGGGTCCGGATCAGGGACCGGAGGCGTGACCGGCGCAGGCGCAGGCGCCAGCGGGCTTGCAGGCGCTGGCGCTACCGGCGTCGGGGTGGGTGTGGGAGTGGGAGTCGTGGGAGTGGGTGTGGTGGCTTCTGTGGTCATCGCGACCTTCTTCCTTCGTCGGCATCGCGCCGGGTTGGAGAACCTGCCCAAAAGGACAGCCTTGGTTTTGGGCATGTTGGTTGGACCTCCGGACGGAAAAGTCGGAACATCCCGACCTTTGGAGGTTGTGCTCAGTCCCGGTAACGGGGCGGGAGGGCCTTCACGGGCGCGCCTCGGAGCATCGCGCGCGCCTTGCCTTTGGTGAGCCCTTTGCCGTAGGCGGTGGCAGCCTGGCCGCGCAGGTCCTTGACCTTGGAGCCTGCGATGACGCCGAGCAGAGCGGCCTGAGCCTGGCTCTTAGGCGCGGGCACGGGGCTTCACCGGGTCGCCGCCGTTCCGCTTCGGGTCGGCCGGATCGGGCTTCGGAGCGAACTCCTGCTGCATCTTCAGCTGCTCGCGCTGCTGCTCCATCGCCTTCTGCTCCTCAGCCTCGCGCAGCTCCTTCATGCGCTTGATCTGCTGGGGCGTATAGCCGGCCTCCTCCCACAGGATCTCCTGAGGGACGCCGACAGCGGCCTTCATGGTCAGCGACTGGGAGAGGACGATCGGGTCCTTGCGCTCCGGGTCCTTCCAGATCGTCTCGGCCTCGGTCATCTCGGCGCGCTCGAGGTCGCGGGCCTTGTCGGCCGAGGAGCCGGTCACGGCCTTCCACTTGAAGGCGACCCGCTGGGTGTCCTCGTGCGGGTCGGAGAAGTCGGTGGTCTTGCGAACGCAGCGGAACACCAGGCCGGTCTCGGCGGCGATCAGGGCGTCCCCGGAGATGTTCACCAGCTTGGTGAGCAGGACGTGCGGCGGGGTGCGGGTCTGGGCGGCGAGGTGCTGGACCGACATTTCCACGCCCTCGACGTACTGGCCGAGCTCGCCCGGGTTCAGCTGGTGCACCTTGGCCGCAGGGTCCTCAAAGGCCCAGAGACGATTGACGGCGGCGCGCAGCTGCTCGTCGGGGAGCGGCTCCTGGGTAACCGGGTCGCGTGGGATCTCGACGCCGGTGACCACGCGCTGCGGGAACGACGTGTACTCCGACGCATGGATCATGTCGGTGAAGAACTTGTTGGCTGCGTCGTTCAGCGCGATGGCGGGCTGGAGGTCGGACGTACCTCCGGTGAGCAGGTTCGGGGCGTTCTCGACCGGGATCAACGGCACGACCTCGACCGGGTTCGGGTCGTCCGAGACGAGCTCCCAATCGCCGCCGGCGCCCGCCACACCGGGGATGACCACGCCGAGCACCTGGAGGGCCTCGATGTGGGAGCGCTTCTTCCAGGTGGCGATGCGCTCCGGAGTGAAGACCTGGCAGATGACGTCGCCGTTGACGTCCCGGTAGCGCTTCAGGCCAGCGAGCCGCTCACGGCGGTTGCTCGGGTTGGAGGCGGTGATGCACTCCTCGGGGGACTCGACGGTGATCACCGGCTCTCCGACGTACTCGCCGTTCACCTTCCGAGGCGGGCCGACCATCAGGTACGAGGTGCCGACCTTGATCGCCTCCTCGTGGAGCATGATCTGCCCCGCGTCGAGGCCGTTCGCCTGCCACATCTTCCAGGCGTCCTCGTCGGCGTCGTCCTCACCGAACCGGAAGCCCTGCACCTCGAGGCGCTCAACGGCGACGTCTACGACCAGTCCGCACCAGTTGTCGGCAAAGGCCTCGAACAGCTCGCCGAAGGCCTCACGGAACTTCGAGGTGGCGTAGGCGAGCCGGTGGTCGCCGTTGTAGTAGTCCCGGTAGAGCTTGTGGATGGGCTGGCGCTCATCCAGGCTCTTGATCAGGGCGTCGCGCCACTCGTCC